ATTCCCAACTGCTACGATATGTAGGAGTTCGACCGCCAATATATTTGTCAGGGTTTTTGAGAGTAAATTTACCTTGGGCAAAACGTCCCATTACACTCTCACATTTCGATTTTCTGTGGTTTCGATTGTATAATTGTTTTTATAACCTAGAGCACTAATTTTACTACGGTTATTGTTAAGTATTGCACTTACTAATTGACTTAATTGAACTTCTGTTAAACCTGTTAATGTATCGATAAGTTGAAAAACATTTTTGTTTTCTGCTTTTGCTTGTTGTATAATCACAGTAGCAACTGCAATTGATGCATCTTTTGTAAATTTTCTTTTTGTAAAAAATCCAACAACAGTATCAACTTCATTACTAGTGATGTTAATTTGTTTTGTAAAATATCTATCAAAGAGTTGTCTAACTTCTTTGCCACTGTCTGTTTTTTTATTTTGTTCTTCTGCTGCGTAACTGCTCATCCAATTATTCCAATTTCTTTTAGATCATTTTGGAAGCCCGTAGTGTTTCCAACTGCACCTTTTTCTAAATCATTAAAATTATTCAACGCACTTTGTTCAACCTGTGCTTTTACATTAGGAGATAAGTTGTTGTAAAATTGTTTTGATTCTTGCAAGTTTAAACCTGAGAAAACACTGATTTGTATCTGTGCTTTTGATTGTGCATAGTTAGCCAACTTTTGTGGATTGCTTTGCAATTGTCTTTTAAACTCCTGATCACTTAAACTTAAATTTTCCTGCTGGAATGCAACAGGTTGTGCAAATGTAGTTATGTTTTGATTCACAGTAGTTGGAAAAAAGTTTGTTGTGTTTGCAGGCGGATTGGTTGTTTGTGTAATTGGTTGAACAGAAAGTGGTAATTGATTTTGTCTTTGCTGACTGTTAAATCCTGTCAAATCAACGATATTAGAAAGTAAATCTCTAAATAGCTCTGGCCAAAAAGTATTGTCATCTGTATTCTTTGCAATACCACTTGTGCTTACACTATTATAAGGACTTGGCACTGTATCATAATGTTGTATATCTCCAAAACTTTGAATATTTTCTTTTGAAGTTATTTCTCGATCATATAAAACAGTTTCGTATGCTATACGCATATTGTTTTTCATTACACCCGAACCGTTGCTTTGATCTACTCTATCATGACTCCATGAGGTAATTAATGGATTTACTAGTGTGAAACTTGTAAATGTGCTTTCTTTATTTTGTGGATGTAATTGATGAATTGTAATACTATTAAAAAATGGTATATCGGTAGTACGTCTTCTATTAAAACCGTGTCTATATGTATTAGCTATATCTGTGTCATATAATTTTGTTGCATATGAACGTGGGCGACTACTTTGATCTGTATAGTTACCATCTTGATAATAATATCTGTAATATGCTTCCCAAAGTAATGTTGTAAGTCCTGCATTATCGTCATGGAACTCAATACCCACTTCGTCGTAATTAATCATTGTCTGTATAACTTTTTTTCTGTTATACTGCGGAAGAGTTTCAGTTTGGATAGTATATGAAGGTAGATCTGCACTACTTGCTAATAAATTAAATTCACGTTTGTTTAGAATATTAAAAATACTTGAACCTAATGTGCTAAGAGCAGTTGTATTTACATCAACTACAATGTGATATAAAAAACTATTCTTTGGAGCAAGTCTAAAATTGTTACGTCTGTATAATGCAGAGGCATGAGCAAAGTCACCGACTATGCCTTTGTTTGCATCTAGACTGCTAAAGTTATCATAAAAACTATTCAACGCCATACTGTATTTATCTCATTAAAAAAGGAGCCTAAAAGACTCCTTTTTTTGTAGCAATCTCATTTAAGTATTAAAGAGCTGCGCCGCCTGTAGCACCTGTGCCTGTTTCACTGTTTCTATCTTGGAAATTGTTTGGTGTGCCTACGCCAACATTAAGTTGAACTGCGTTATCATATGTGATGTTTAGTGCAACTGTCATTGCATCGTTTGTTGCGTATGACATTGAACCGTAATCAACTTGGTTTAGATAACAACCATATAATTCCCAGGTTTCTAGTACTTGTGGAGTATTTGCGCCGTTTCCACCATCTAAGATTTCAATACGTTGTGTAAATTTGTAATCTTGACCTGTTGCAGCACTTGCTTGTTCAAAGAAGTCGAACTGCTTCTGTAGCTGTTCGCCAACTAGTTTTTGAACGTTGCCGTTAATATCGTCACGTAAATTAATTGTTACAGGCTGCCACGTGTGCTTACCTGCCATCATAATTTTACTGTTATATACATCTAATTGAATTGGATCAAACGAAATGTTTGGTCTTGTTGCATCAATTACTTGCTTTGTTAATTCTGTTGTGTTTCCAGTAATACCAAAATTTTCCAGTGTCACTCTAAAGCGATACTGAAGTTTTGGCATAAGCAAACCTTGGCTACTTGAAGTAGTGTCGTTTGCTAATGGAACTGTTAAATTCAATAGAGTTGAGATTGCCATCTATAGTTTCTCCTTAATACACAAGTATTTATCATTTGTAGGGGGTTTTTGTTTCACCCCCTACTTTATGATATTAAAGACCTGCGATCTCGCCTGTGTTTTTGATACGTAGTGGAATATAGATAAATTCTACTGCTTTGACTGGTTCAATAGCAATATCTACGTATAGTTCGTTTCTATCGATTCTTGCTGGTGTGTTGTTTGTTTCATCACATACAACTAAGAAGTCAAATAGTGCTCTAAGTCCAACTAGTTCAACTAGCAAACTTTCTACCTGTTGCTTGATTTCATCACGTGTGATTTTATCATTTGGTTCAAATAGATATGGTTTTGCTAGTGTGTTAAGTTGGCTACGTAAATATACTACCAATCTTGCTACGTTGATTCTATCCAATGCACTTGCATTTCTTGCACGAGTTTTCTGTCCAAATACAACTAATCCTGCTCCTGTTAGGAATGTAATCGGATTTACGTTGTTTGAGTACAGTGTATCTCTTACGCCTTCGTTAAGTGCTGTTGCAACAAACTCACCTTCGCCGTTAATATAACCTGTTGATGTTGCGTTTGTTACGCCGCCACGTCTTGTACCTGCTGGTGCAAACCATGGATAAGCAACTTGATCATTTAATGCAAATGTGCGTAGTACCATGTGCGATGCTGGAACAACAATGTTGTTGCCTGCGTTGTCACTTGTGAAACCACTTGGATAATATACACCTAAGTATTCATCTCTACTTACAAGACCGTTATCGTTATCTTCTACAACTGTATTAACGTTTGTTGCCCATTCGTTAAGTGAAGTTGCATCTGATGTCAAACGCATTGGAGAGTCACCAATAACAAATGCTGTTAAGCCTCTGTCATAGTTTAGTGTGATCATCTCGCCAATCAGTTCTGGATAACCTGGAGTTGCAATCAAGTTAAAGATACGTGACTCGTCATCACGGATATCTTGGTTCTCGTTTAGCATTGCTTGTAACGCTTGTACAACAACTTTACGCTGTGCTTTACGTCCAAAGCTACCTGAGCCATCTGCTTCATTAGCTGACTCTGTTACCCAACGGTGTGGATAGTATCCTGCCATTGAATTGCCGTCGTCACTTCCTCTGCCATTGTTTGCACTAATATCAATATAGTTACGCTCGAAACGTTTTACGTTGAATCCGCTTCTACGTAGGTTCCATAGCAACATACCTTTTGGATATAGTGCTGGATCTGGAGCATCTGGATCTAAGTAATCACTTGCTAGTAGATCTGCAATATCTCCTGCTTCGCCGCTGTTTGCACCTGCTGTATTGTAACGTGCATCAGCAAAGATAATACCGTTTTCTGTTGTTTGGTCAGTTGTGTCCAACTCAATCCATGAACTCAATGTTGCATTCCAACGATATACTCTTGGGAAGTTTTCTAAATCTGCTGTGCTTACCCATAAGTCGCCTGTTACTAGATCAGTAGTACCATCTGACTGTTTTGTTGGCTCAGTTGCACTTACAATAGGTCCTGCTGGATCTGCACTTGCATATTCGTTCAAGTAACCTTTCCAGTCTGATCCGTCATGTACCATGATATCAACTTCGTCAATTACGCTGCTGTACCATAATGCGCCATCTTCTGCTAGTGCAGTTGGTGCTTCATCACTTGCTGTGTATGTAAGCTCTTTCCAAAGACTTGCAACATAATCACTGCCACCTAAACTATAGAAGTTTGCAGTTCCTGTGCTGTTTGTGTAGTTCCATGCTGGGAACGCCATTACAAATTTGCTGTTTGTGTCAGTAATTCTAATGTCACCGCCAAGTGCGTGTGTAATGATAACTTTGTTACCTGTACCAACACTTGCACTAACATTTGTTAGTCCTGCTGCGTTAATTGCTTCAGCAAGATCATCTGCATCATCTGCTGTACCTGCTGCTGTAAATGATACTGTAACCGATGTGCTCATTGTTGCACTACCTTTTACACTTTCACTAATTGTAAAGTCGCCAGTACCGCTAGTAATTGTGCCGGTTCCAATTGCTACGCTTGTTATGCTTGTTGCACCAGCACCATTTCTTTTGAAGATTGTAAAATCTGCTAGATTAGTTGCTGCTTCAGTAACATTAGTTTGAATGTACAAGTTTGCACTTGTTAAGTTTGCACCGCCACCTGATAAATCAAGTCCTGCTAATGCTGCATGGTTAGTTGCATAAATTGGTGCTAATGATGTGTCCCAAAGTGCTGTATCTTCGTTCCATACTTTTACGCTCCAGTTTGCACCTGCGTTTGGTGTTGTTGTTTTAACCCAAACACTGCCTGTTGGTCTTGGAGTTGTGTCACCTGATTTATATTCTGGAACACTTGTATGCGCACTTGCTTGCAATTTAGGAGCATAATAATCAGTTGCACCTGTTAAACCTGCATCTGCTAAAATTGTTCCTGTTGCAGCAAATTCAAAACCATCATGTGACGAACCGTCGTTGTAGAACTCCAGTCTGTTGCTTACAACTGCTGCACTGATACCTGAACCTGTTGCTGCTGCATTAAAGTCAATTACAAACTGTGCTGGAGTATTTCCTGTTAATGCAAATGTAAAGATTTGCGTTGCACCGTCTGTCTCATTTACAGTGAAGTTATCACCCGGAACAAAAGGAGTTGGAGTCATAGCATATGATTTAGTGCTTGTCACTGATGGCCAACTTGCTTTCCAGTCTGCACTTCCTACTACTACCCAAGTGCCTGCTGTGTTTTTATAATATAATGTTGGTACTGTTGTTACTGCAACTAATGCATAGTCACCAACTGCGCCTACTGATCCTTTTGGTGTATAATCTTCACCTGCAAAATCTACAACTTTTGTTGTGTCTGTTACAACAATAGGTGTTTTACCTGAGAATGATTGTCCTGTTGTGTTAGAAATATCAACAGCACTTCCGTTCCATTCAAAGACGCCGTATCTGCTTGTTGCTGTGTCTAACCAGTATGTTCCGCCTGCTGGATCAGCAGTTGTTGCAGTTGAACTTGCATTTAACCCATTCAGATCAATATCTGCACGTACAACGTATGCTCTATTGCTCACACCCAAATATGAGTATGCAGCCTGCAATCCATATTCGTTTTGCTCTCCGCCATGGATTGGATTGTTGTTGTTATCAACATAGAATGTTGGATCGCCAAATGTATCTACCAGTTCACGCTGTGAAGTAAGTAGGTATGGTTTTCCAGCATTTGCTTTTGTGGTACCTGGAGCAATTCCTGTTCCTGCACCATTTAATTTATTCTCGCCTGTGGCGACAAATATAATAGGTACTGTACCTGGTTCAGCCGGAGTATAAAAACTCTCGTCAATTACCTGGACATCTACACCTGGTGATACTAATGCCATTTTTGTTTCTCCTAAACAATGTTATTATGTTATTATTTAGCAGATCTGGTGTAAAATAGCGGTTTTAAGGGGTTATGTGCGTACTTAATTGTCCTTTATACAGTTCATCTACCCAGAACTCTAAGTCAGCTAATGTACCATTATTGTCTATATAAAAATCGGCCATATAAGGCTCGAGTGTCATACTGTCTGTAGATTCTTTGGGCAAGTAGTCACTACGATCAACCCAAATTGCATAATCAAAAACATTGGTGTTACGCATAGCAAAGTATTCACGCTTGTTTCGTAATCCGCAGTAAATATCATGCTCGTTAAATATAGCTCTACCTAATGTTGCTGCATCCTTTGCATTCATATCACTAATAGCATTATACCATTCAGTTCTATGATTATGCCTATCAGCATAACACTCTTCCTCGCTGTCATAATTGTATTTTTTCTTTAACAAATCATAGATAAAAAGTTTTGAGCAAAACGCACTACTGCTTTCAAAACTATATCCATATTTGTCTCTAAGTATTTCGCAGACAGTATCTTTACCGTGCCTGCCATGTCCAATTACCAACAGCTTCTTTTTATTCATTATTTAAAATAACATTTTTTTATTGCTTTGTCAAGATCCATTTTTTAAAAAGTTGTGCCCAATGTATATGAGCTGGATCTAGTGGATGATCAGATCCTTTTCCACATTCAAAATTATTTGTTTTTGAGTATTCCCAAAATCCCATATTATTTTCTACATGAATAATATTAGGCAAATTTAAACGATTTTTCATGTCTTGATAATAGATATTAGGTTTATGATGTTCTAAAGTCATTAAATCATTAAAAGCAGTTGTGTAATAAAATTTTAATCCACGTGCCTGTAACCAACTTGTTAAGTATTCAAGTTGTTGTAATGGATAATATATATGATTATCTACAGTTGCTCTACGTGTATAAAATTCAATTACTGTGCGCACTAAATGTTCAGCAGATAATTTTTCACGTCTTTGAAGTTCAGCTTTTCTGTTATTTCCTCTAGTTGCACCATCGCCATCTGATGGTAATGTTAATAAAAATTTATCTTCGTCGTCAAAATAAGTTTTGCCTGGCGGATAAATTGTAGGAAATTCTAAACGCAATATACTTGTCCACATCACACATACTACAATTTCTTCTGGCTTGTATAATTTTAAATTGCGTTCTGTTTGATAAATTACACGTCTTACAATACTGCCATATCCTGCACCAGACACAGCCACATTATCTAATTTTGCATTATAAAATAAAATTCTTTGTAAATTGTTAGCCCATGTTTTTTCACTACGTGGACGAATTATTCCAACGTTACTTTGATTTCCGTTCCAATCTGATAGTTCATCGCCTGCTGTAAAACTACAACCGCCAACAATAAGTTTTTTTATATTATCCAATCAAGAATCCGTAACCTGTTCCACCTGCCACAGCCATTGCTAGATCCATTTCTAGTTTTTCCATTTCTTGCTGTGCTTCGGCTTTTAGCGTATCACCGTTAAGTGTTGTTCCGCCCCCAGGTCCGGCAATAGTAGCAAATTTACTACGTGCCTCACCTAGCATGTATTTACAACTTGCTAGTGTGTAATCTTTAATCCATTGACTTGCTTTGTAATCTGACAACAATTGCATGTCAGGACGATAGTTATAGCAATACAAAAGTGCTTCTTCTTCTGCCCTCGGACGTTGTAAAATAGTCAGTTTGCTAGTTGTTGGATTCCATTTAAATTCAATAAAACTACCAAACATACGTCCTACTAATTCTTGTTGTTGTGCAAAGAAATCATAAGTTGCAAGACCTCCGATACCACTACCTGCTAACAAATATGTATTTGTGTATGCTAGGTTAAATGGTTCAAACAAACTACCGCCATCTGCACTACCGCCTAATCTACTGCCAACACTGCGTCTATAAATTTTACGTACCTCAATAATTTCTTGTGGTAACTCATAAACGTTTTGGTCTTGATTAAATTTGATAGTTACATAGCTTTCTTCAACACTGTTTTCGCTACGCTGTCTGTACTTGGTTAATGCCTTTGTAAGTGCAGTTTCGTAATGAATTGGATCAAGTTCAACGTCAACCATTCCTCCGCCAAGGAATGCATTCACATAATCAAATACTTGTTGTTTTTGTGTTGTTAGGTTACTGTCTGCCATCTTGTTCTCCAATTGTATTTATCGATAAATATGTGTATGCCACGTTTAAGTTTATATAGACCGGAAAGGTCGCACGATTACGATTTCTTAGACAAAATGATCTATGAACAATTCACTGTAGGTGGAACAGACTTGCTTATACACAAATACTTAGGTCCAAAAACAGTAACAGAAGATGATGCAACTCCAGAACAGCCTGCATACAATGTTGTTGATGAAACAAACATACAAGATTTGTTGTTTTTGGAAAATCGTGATAGAAAATACGATCCCGACATCTATAGTGTGCGTGGGCATTACAATGTACAGGATCAAGACTTTGATTTAAGTCAGTTTGGTTTATTTCTACAAAATGACACACTGTTTATGACAATTCATATTAATAGCAGTGTAAAAACAATAGGCAGAAAAATCATGCCAGGCGATGTTTTTGAATTGCCGCACTTGATAGATGAATATGCTGCTAATGATTTAGAAGTTGCACTCAAAAGATATTACGTAGTAGATGAAGTAACTAGAGCAGCAGAAGGCTTTAGTCAAACTTGGTATCCACATTTGTACAGAGTAAGATGTAAGCAAATACTAGACTCTCAAGAATATAAAGATATTTTAGACTTGCCAACAGGCGACGAAGCGGGTACTACGCTTAGAGATGCACTAAGCACATACAGTAAAGAACTAGAAATAAATGACGCTATAATTGCACAAGCAGAAGAATATGCAAATCAAAGTGGTTACAGCACAATACAGTTTTACACTTTAAGTTTGAAAGAAAATGGCGAAGTCAATATTGTATCCAGTGATTATCAAGACTTGTTGGTTGACGGAACTATAACTTCGGATACAGTTTTTGTTACACCAGACGGCAATGGATATCAAGGTTATTTGGTAGGAGATGGTATTCCACCTAACGGTGCTCCATTTGGTGCAGGTACAGGATTTCCTGCTGGGTCTAATATAGGATCATATTTTTTAAGAACTGATTTATCTCCTAATAGATTGTTTAGATATGATGGAAACAGTTGGACAAAGATTGAAGATGCTGTACGTACTTCGATGACACCAGACGATAATAAAGATACTCTAAAAGGCACATTTATTAACAACACAACTGTAAATAACATTGGTGGCGAAGACGTTGTTGAAAGACAAGCACTAAGCAAAGCACTAAGAGCAAAGGCAACTAACTAATGCAGTTTTTTTATGACGGACAAATACGAAGATACTTAACACAAATAGTAAGAGTGTTTAGTAATTTTAGTTATCAAGACGGCGATGGTGACCTAAAACGTGTGCCTTGCATGTATGGAGACATGACAAGACAAGTTGGTAGCATTATCAAAGAAAATTCAGAAAATAAACTGCCTAGTGCGCCACGTATAAGTGTGTATGTGACTAGTCTGCAAATGGATAGAGCAAGATTAAGTGATAGCAGTTATATAAGCAAAATTAATTTACGTGAAAAAGAGTTTGATGAAAATACCAGTAGCTATCTTGCACAACAAGCTAAAGGATATACAGTTGAAAGACTACATCCAACTCCATACACATTAGCAGTCAATATTGATGTGTGGAGTACTAGTACTGATCAAAAATTACAAATACTTGAACAAATTTTTATGTTGTTTAACCCAGACATGGAATTTCAAACCAACGACAACTATGTTGATTGGACAAGTTTAACATATCTATATTTGGAAGATATTAACTTCAGCAGTAGAACAATACCAATGGGCACAAATGATGAGATTGATGTTGCTACTGTTGGTTTTACTGCTCCAATTTATATTTCACCTCCAACAAAGGTTAAGAAACTAGGTATAATTACAGATATTATCACAAGTATTTTTAATCAAGATGCAGGAACTTTAGAGTTAGACGGATTTAATCCTCCAACAGATGGCGATTTAGGAGCAAGCAGTGGTACAACTGTATTGCCAGATGGTACTATAGTTAATAACAACAGTATAACAGGCATAGGTCCTAACGGTCGTTTAGATGCATTAAATCCAGTTGTGACAAGTTATAGAAATTTTGATTTAATTGTTCAAGAAGAAACTGGTCAATTAGCACTAAACGGTAAATTAAGAATTGGCGAAATCACCTGGTTAAACATTTTAGAAGCAGAACTACCTGCAAAATATCAACCTGGTATTAGTCAAATTAGAATACGTAGGACAGAATTACCGGGAGAAATAGTAGGAACTTTTGTAGTAAGAAATGGTGATCCTACTTTTATAGACATAGACTGGGATGCTGATACACTGCCAACTAACACACTAATTGAAGGACCTACTAAAACCGATGGGACAATAAACTATATTGTAAATCCAATTGAATTCAATCCTACAAGTGTAAAATCAGTTGGAACTAGAATACTGTTATTAGGACCATTGGGTTTCCGTGTAGATAGAACATTTACTGCAACATACAGTAGCAACAAAATCAACACAGATATAGATTACACAATTGCTACAAGTTCATTAGGAGATAGAATAGGTGACGAAACTGTAACAAGTTTTGATGTATATGTCAATGGATTGCGTGTTGCTGCTACTGGTGATAATGTTGATGATAAATTTGTTATCACATTAGGAACACCGTATGATGCAGGCGATGAAGTTAAGTATGTGTTAAATCTAAATGAAGATGGCGCCGAGGCGTGGAAGAACGCAGATAACAGTGACTTTGTTGCTGATGCAAATGATATTGTTGAATGGGATGGATCTAAATGGAATATTATTTGGGACGGTAGTGTAGAGAATAGCACAACTTATGTTACTAATGTTACAAACGGTCAGCAGTATTATTGGAATAATTACTATTGGCAACTAGCAGTAGA